GTCTAAATTAGAAGCAACATTCTTCTTAAGTTTACTTAAGACATCATCACTATTATCTATTTTATTTTGATTAGACACACAAACTCCTTAAGTCCATTGTTGACCCTGACCAGAAAAATCAGCTAAAAAACTGTCTTCATCTACATATAAAGCAGTAAATTGAAAAGTTTGTGTAGCTGCAGTGCCTTTACCTATATTAAAATCAGCTTTAGTAATTCTAGCTTCTCTAATTTTAGCAACTGATTGAAGAACTGCACCTGGAAGTTTTTGATATATATCTATTGTAAATCCAATAGCTTTATCCATTTTTGCTGGATTTAAATTATCATAGGTCTTACCTTCAGATGTAGAAAGCCCTTGTAATAACCCTTGCTTTCCCCACTTACCGATACCATTACCTGCTTCGTTAGCACCATGTGGAGCAACTCCGCCAATTCTATCTTTAGCATCTGCTATATATCTAATAACAGTAAAACTACCAGTAACAGTATATCCAAGTGGCTCAATAGATGTAGGTTCAAACATTCCAAGTACTTTAGGTGATGCATGATTAACTGTAATTGAATAAGATAGATTTGTGCAGTAAGCTAAAGTTACATTATTAACCTTAATTTTAGCGTTAGCTCCAGTTAAAAAGAAAGGTTTCATTCCAGCCATAGGTTCTCCATCTTCTTATTATAACTTATTTTTACTTAGAAATAAAAAGGCACTCTTACGAGTGCCTATTAGTGTTAAATGTATGAAAAGATTAAGCAGCTAAGTCTGTATCACCTGAGTGACCAACTTGAACAGCTGAATCATTATCCATTAAGATAGCATTGAATGAGAATTGTTCAACAAGGATTCCTCTCTTATTGATAGCTCCACCCTTACGAGTAAATCTACAGTCTCTAAGTTTACCTACAGACTCAGTCCCAGTAGAAGCAAGCTTCTGGAAGATCTCTAAGTCAAAAGTTTCTGAAGCAATCATACGAGCAGGATCGAATCCAGCTCCTGCAACTCCACCAGAACCAGTAGTGTTAGCCATCTGTTCTACTGAGTTACCATTAGCGGCAGTTCCATTCATAGCAGATGCTTCTTTTGTATATCTGATGATACTTAGAGTACCGTCAACAAAGTAAGCAACTGGTTCATTAGAAACTACTTCATAACGACCCATTGTTTCGATAGGAATAGTTGTAACAGTTGTGTTGTAGCTAACGTCTTGAGCGTAAGCCATTGTTAAAGCACCGATTTTAATTTTAGCGGTTGCTCCAGTAATAAATGAAGGCGTCTTTCCAGCCATAAGTTCTCCTCGCAGTTTGGTTCTGCGTACCTTAAATTTGTGAGTCAATCATTTGACTTGACTTGATTATAACATGAGTTGAGTTAAATTATTCTAGATTCCATTGACTATTGTTCTTAAAGAACATTTTATCTGATTTTTTAATACCAGCATCTTTAAATGCAGAGTTTTTATCTTTAGCTTCACCATGTTTCTTTTCGTTGTGAACATCTAAGGCTTCAGCAATCATTCTCTTATCTTCTTTTTCATCTTTGTGCTTCTTTTCTTTTTTGCCAAATTCTTCTTTGTAAGATTCTCTATTTTTAGAACCTTCTGGAGCAATCTCTTCAGACTTTAAGAATCCTTCTTTTCTATATTGATCTCTTCTAGCTGCAGCTTCAGATTCAGCTTTCATCTTAGCAGCATCTTTCTTTTGGCTAACAGCAGCAACTTTATCTGATACTTGTTCTTTAGGAGAAACCTCTTTAGTTCCTTGTGCAGTAGTTACTTTAGCAGGTTGACGAATAGAACCTAAAGCTTGTTTTACTCTTTCTTTACTTTCAGTATTGTCAAGTTTAGAACCAAGGCCTTTCTCTAAAATATCATCTAATCTTTCATCTATTGATTTTTTAATACCAGCATCTTTAAATGCAGAGTTTTTATCTTTAGCTTCACCATGTTTCTTTTCGTTGTGAACATCTAAGGCTTCAGCAATCATTCTCTTATCTTCTTTTTCATCTTTGTGCTTTTCAGACTTATCAATCTCTTCACCGGACTCGTTAATAGGAGAAGACATCTTTTCAAGTGATTCTCTATGCTCTTTTAGTTTCTTTTCTAACTCTAGTAATTTTTCCATGATACTTCCTATAAAAATAAGGCAACCTTACGGTTGCCTCATCTTATTATACTTGTAATTAAGCTGCTGACTGGACTCTTGTGATTGTAATGTCAGATAAGATAAAGTCGATACCTTCTACTAATACTACGATTGCTGTAATGTTGATAACATTACCACTGATAGTAACATCTAACTTCTTGTAACCATTTTTAGCTTCTGGAGTAGACACTGTAATACCTTGAGCTAAGAAAGTAGCTAGGATAGAAGCAGCAACACTTTTAACTTCAGATGCTTGGATGTTATTCTTTTGTCCAACAAAGATGTTCTCTAATTGATTTCTAAAATCAAAAGCAAGAACGTCTGCAGCGTAAAGAACGTTACCACGATTGTAAACCCAGTTACTATCTTTTTGGTAAGTAGTGTTATCTACTACAATACGAATTCCACCACTTTGTGGATTTTCCATAAATGTAAGTCCACCAGAGATAGCTTGTTCATATTGAGCATTTGGGTTAAAATCGATAACGATATCTTCTTCTGGAGTACTCATAGCTTGTGCTGTGTGTCTAATTCCAGAACAGTTCATATATTTGAAAGTTAAAGGTGTTCCTACTGGAGAACCAGCTCTTGCACCAGCAAGTAAACAAGATGAAGACCATGGTTGAAACCATTTCAATGCACCTTGAGAATCGTTGTTCTTAGTATCTTGAATACTTAATTGCATTCTTGCATCAGCAAGTAAGGCAGCAGTGTCAAGAGAACTTGCAAATGAAGCTTTCAAAGAAATATACCCTTGTCTTTCACTTCTATTTTTAGTTGTACTCATTAATTGACAGTGAGTCTTAACAGCTTGGTGAATACCAGCAATTGTATAAGAAGATGTTGCATCAGTTAAACTATCAAGGATGTCTGCAGATGAATCTCTAGAGAATAGAGGAACAACTGAATTAACTCTGATTTGTTCGAATGCTGATAATGCCGCAGTCATTGCTGCAGTACTAGTTGCTCCAAGAGCTCCACTAGATAAAGCAACTTCAAGAGCTGCATCCATAAGTCCAACACTTGATTGAGATGTAATATCTACGATAGAAGAATTTGCCATCATATCAGCAACTTCTTGTGAATCTTTTTTAATTCTAGCAGGTTTAATTAAAGCAGCATCAGAGCTTTTAGCACTAACAGTTACTTCATCAAGAACTGAACAAGGAAGAGAATTATAAAGAGTACTTCCTAAAGCAATTTTCCAACCAGCAGTTAAATTCATTGCATTAACTAATTGAAGTAAAGTAGAGTAAGCAGATTTTTCAAATGTTGCTATTGCTGCACCAGCAGTCAAGATAACTTGAGTTGCAGATACTTCAACAGAAGCAGAAGAAGAAACTCCATCATATCCAGCTTTAAGAACAATGTTACCACCAAGTGTATCTTGTTCTTGTAGTAAGTCTCTAGTTTGTTTAATTGTAACAGTCATTGCAGCTTCTACAGAAGAAGAAACAAGACCAGCAGCAATACTCATTGAAGCAAGAGATGTTCCAGATAATTCCATTGATCTACCAAAACCATTTTGGTTAGCTAATGGATCAGCAGCCATAGAGATGCTTAAAGTTGAAGCACCAGTAATACCACCAACAACAAAAGTTACTCCAGGAACTGACCAGCCTGCCACAGCAGCAGCAAAAGCAGCGTTACTAACATAACCACCAGCAACAGCTTGAGAAACTGAAGCAGCACCATTTTGTCTAATTATAAGTGTACCAGCAGCAACTGCACTTTCATCGAAAGCAGCAGAAGAAGCAATAGAAGGGGCTACTTCGCTAGTTGCAGAAGCTTTATAAGTAATAGTGTTTCCACCAATACCATATTCTAATGATCTAATTGTTCCATAAGCATTATCTAAAGCTAAAGATGCTCTAAGAGAAGAATTTGTCTTATAGACATAAACTGCCTGAGCTCCACCAGGAATTGCACCATCTGAAGCTGGAGCGAATAAAAAGTTCATCGCATCAACTAAAGGTCCACTTCCGTATTTATTTCTTACATCTGTGATTTGATTAGCTCTAAAGACGTTCTTAGAAACATCTACCTCTTCAGCACCTGATCTACCACGAGTAGACTCACCAAAGATAGCGATTAGTCCAACTGGACCTAAAGCAAATCCGCCACTTAGATCTATATTTGTCTTAGAGTAAGCTCCGGGCTTTAAAAGCGTCGCTCCATTGAATGATACATTGATAGCCATATTTCTCTCCTATATTTAACTTAACACTATTATTTATTATAACACACTTATTATCTTAAAGCTTAATACCATATAATTCAAGAGCTTTATCAAAGTCTTCCATAGAAGCCTCATCTTTTACACCCCTTGCTTTAAAGTCAGCAGCTATGATCTCTTTATGGTGACATCTAGCAAACTTATCTTTTCTTTGGTGAAACCAAGAATCAAAAGAAACTAATGCTTTTGGGGCTGCTTTTGGAGCAGACTCTTCTCTATTCTTAGCTTCCATTTCTTTAATCTTGTCTTTTAAATCTTGTTTACTCATATTAACTCCTTACTCATCATCTAGTGTTATTTGTGATATTACTACTATATCATTTTCGTCATTTAAAGACGCTGCATCTATTTCTAAGTCTATAGTTGGTGTGATATATTCTTGACCATCTATATAGTGTTGAACTGTACATCTAAATCTTACCCATCTAGACCAAACATTATCTGCCATATACTTACTTTCTTTATTATACTCATTAGCTCTGTAAGTATATAATAATAGACCTAAACCTCTAGCTGTTAACTTTTCTTTATATAGGATGTAAACTATAATGTAGTACATCCAAAGAACTATATCTTTAGTCTTATCAGCATGGATCCCAATATCTAGTGAAACTGTAGCTGTACCAACTAGTATTTCGCTATCTTCACCCATGCCAAAGTAATCACCAACAGAAGCTTTAGATTCATCTTCAGATTCATCAGCTAGGTGTATACTAACAGCTGGAACCTTCTGTGGATCAAAAGACCATGCTTGTAGAACAGGAAGCTTTGTGTTATTAAACCAAGTTTGTATCTTGTCTATATAAGCATCACCATATGAGGCACTCATAGCAGGAGAATTGTATTGAGCAAACACTTCTCTAAAAGCAGCAGGATTGGCTCTTAGATTAGCAATACCTATTTGAATGACTCGTTGCAAAGCAACTTCTGTTAATACCATAGCCATTAGTAGTCACCTTCATATCTTCTTATAGTTTCTAATATAGCTCTATCCATTTCATCATGTAGGTTAGCGTTTATACTTTGTAACAATCCAGTCATATCAGCTTGTTTACCAGGGTTTACCCATTGTGTATTAGCATCTTGTTTGCTCGTAGCTGTTCTAAATTGAACTGGTCCATTGCTAGGTGGATATTTGTCTGTCTTCTCTCTAGATTTAGATATTGCTTGCATAGCGGACAAAGTGTCTGCCCCTCTCATAATATCTGGAGAACTAGATCCTCTATTTTGATTAGTCCTATCTTGCTTAGCTTGTACTCTAGCATTTTCAATATTAGCTAGTGCTGCTTCAGTTGTTACTGCAGTTCTAGAACTTGTACCTTTCTGCTTAACAGGAATAACTTTATAGAGGGTTCCATCTTTAGATACTTTAGCATTTTGTAATAATTTTGGTAACATAGGGAAGGGTGCTTCAGAAAAATCACTCTTACCTGATTGTGTACTTACATTAAAACCAGATCCACTTCTTATAGATGTTACTTCTTGTATAAAATCTGCAGAGGCACCAGCTTGAACTGCTTCACTCATAGCATTTGCTAATAGATCAGCTAGTGTATTACTTATCTCACTCGACACATCATCACAAATACTATCTATTACACTTTCAGAAAGATTCTTAAAGCGAAGACTTTGTCTTAATTTAGATAGTTCAGTGTTAGCGTCGATCATTATTCTCTCCTAACAATCTTTGCTTTCATGTCATTTAAGAAATTAGACTTTTCCATATTAGTCCAATCTTTGTTGAAAGTAATTTTAATCTTTCCACTTGGTTCAATATGAATTTCTGGTTTAGGAAGATATAAGTATTGGGAATCATAAACTTTATCTGGATTAACTGGTCTAGTTTGATATGCTTCTACTGATTCTGGTTTCTTTGTTAGTTCATCTACTTTAGAAGATAACTCTCTAAGCTTAGCCTCTAGAGTATCTATCTCATCACCAGCGTCGTTTGCAAGTTTATTATGTTGCTCAATTACCTTATGAGTTGTTTCTTCTAACTTATCAAAGAGTTTCATTATCTTCTCTTCAATCTGCTGTAAGTCTACAGCATTACCATGTCTAATCTCTTGTCTGATGTTTTCCATCTCTGTATAGATATTAGCTAAATTATGCTTCTTATAGTTATCCGTTAACTCATTTAGTCCACCATGGATTGCATCATTAGATAAGTTTTCTTCATCTAAGATATCAAACATGTGTTCATCTTGATCAGAGTACCATTCAAATACAGACATTACATCTGCACATAGCTGAGGAAGACTTTTGTTTTGAAATTGGTGAATAACTTTATGGCCATCACTTATTCTTCCAGAATAAACATCATTTAAATGTTTTCTAATCGATATAACATGAGTATCTAGATGAGCTTCTTTAAAGTCCTCATCTCCCATATCTTTAACAACTTCTTTTAACCATCTGAAACAACCATTACCTACTAGTCTTAGTGCATCACCATGACTAACATCAAACACTGCAGCTCTTTGATCGCTGCCTCTTAATATGTTCTTTTCTAGTTTTTCAATAGCTAGCATGTCTATGATTTTATTAGATTTTTTAAGTGAAGACATAACATAGTCTTCTACGCCTTTTCTAGAGCAATCCCTTAAGTCCCAATCTAGTAATGTATTTACATCTACAAACTGTAATTCTTTAAGTTCATTAGAATCTTTAACTGTGCCACTATATGAATTTACTAGGAATGTCTTAGAATCATTTCCACCCATTTTAAAATGGTTGATCTCAGTCATAGGTCCAGCGATAATACCAGCTTCTTCTCTTAACTCTCTACGGGCAGCAGCGTCAAACTCTTCTTCAGATTCAACATGTCCACCTGGTGTTTGCCACTTGTCATCATGTCCTTTACCAACTAACACTTTACCTTCATTATTTAAAACAATAACTCCAGCACCCTTACCGGCATAGAATTCTTCAAAGGCTTTCTTTAATTTATGTTTATGTTTTTTCTTGTGTTTACTTGAATCTTTGTGACTTTTACCTTCACTATGTGATTTGTGATGCCCTTCTGTCCAGTCTCCACCTTTATCATTGTCTTTGCTTTCTGGAGCACCTTTACCTGGATTAGTATATTTGGAAGCTACTGATGCAGGTGGCGTTCCACGAGCATGATCAATTTTAGCACCATGTGCTAGTGCCATCATAAATTTATATTGTTTCTTTGAGGCTGCTACTGGAATAAACCACCACCTGTTAAAATTTTATTACTTTTACGTAGGTTGTCTTCAGTCCACAATGGCTGGAGATTATCTAGTGCCCAACATTTTTTAAATGCTTCATCTTCTATGTTGCTATAATTAAAGTAACTTTCTGGAATAATGTGATCAATTTGCCATTCATCTCTATTTTTCCAAGACATATTATCTTTAAATTTAGACTCTATATTTTTATATAAATCTTCCACATTGTATCCTAGCATTTTAAATATACCTTGCCAATTCTTACTTAATTTTCTTCTATCTAAAGCATGTCTCATTCTTCTCGACATTCTATCTCTAAGATTTCTTTTGTCTTTATTTAAAAAATGTTCACTTCTGTTCCATGCTGGCATGCCTGTTTTAATCCCTTTATTCCAAGCAGTTCTTCCTTTAGCTTTTAAACTATTAGAACAAGATTTACATATTCTACCTATATAACTCTTAGGAACAAACCCTTTGTCTTTAAAGCAAGAAGTACAGCTATCTAAATAGCAAATTCTTCCTTTTATTGATTTAGTAGCAATCATTTCTACCATATAACCTTTATTATATCATCTATAGTACGTAAATTACTTATTATCTGCTTTGAACAAAAAGTCTCTCTTAACAAGGACTTGCTGTGGTAAACGTCTTGCAGTCTTAATTCCATTTACCAATTCTTGTGTAACTCTAAGCTCATGTAATGTCTGCAGTACATTATATACTGGGTTTGCCACATAAGTTATAGATAACACTTCACCAATCTCTTCTATGTTATTATACGAAGGTTCCATTCCCACTGTCCATTCTATCTCGCCATCAACTAGTGTAAAGTCAACACCTTGCACATAGTTCTTTAATACACCACCACTTACTGATGTTATATTAACGATCTTCTGTATAGGATATTTAGTGCCTGTAGTTGGTAAGCCACTGTATTCTTTAAGATCACTTAGTCTAACTTGAAAGTCAGGACACATTAGTTGATCAAATACATTGAAGTCAGCTTGAGTTCCGTCTGCATATTCTGCAGGGAATGTTATAACAGCTGTTCCTACTTCCCAAACACCTTGGATCTCAAATAGTTTCTCTAGTGAATTACCAGATAGTGCTCCCCAAATCTCTTTCTCTTCTACATACAATATTTGAGATTGGTCACAGAAAGGACACTCTGGATCATGGTTGTTATCTAGCAATGACATCATGTTAGGACATGGAGCTGCCATTTTATGAATAAATCTAATACCACGGTTATTTAACAATTGGTCAAACACAGCACCGTTAATGCTCGGATCTGGTAGGATCAAAGGCATCATCGACTGGAATGATCCTGTAGTTTTAGGGTATTGCTGACTTGGTTTATCTAATGCCATATAACTCCTTGCACTTATTTTACCACAAAATCAGCCTTTGTAAATATTTGATTTCGTATAATATATAAATGGATTATATAAAAACAGAACATGAAATTTTACAGAGTATAATAGATACAGATGGTAATTGCATTAATGCTAGTCTCTGTCTAAAGTGCCCTTTTTCTAGTAAATGTATTGATAGAGCAATAACAAAAGCAAGGCGACTTCTTCCTAGGGAAACTAGAGTTAGACTAGCTTATGAGAAGTTATTCAATGAACTGATGGAGAGTGAACTAAATGGATAAGATCAAGAAAGATATTGCACATATAACTTATCAAACAGATATGATTACTTTCAAATTATATATGACTTTTTCTAGACTTTTAAAACTTGGGCAATTCAAAAACTAATCACATAATCCGTACTTACTTCTTATGATCTTCTCTTCTCTAGGTGTTAGGTCTTTTAGTGAGGCTCTGAGCTTATTAGCAAAATCTAAATCATCAACTTTAATACTATTACATGCGGATTGAGTATCGGCTATTAAATCACCAAGTCTACTATCTTCATTGTCTGCATTTACTTTGGTCTCTAATGATATTGGTATCTTTGCTGCTTGGATTGCTTCTTTGACTTTATCTGCTGGCATCTTCATTTGTTTAATAAGTTCTTTTAAATCTGGTTCTCTTCCATGCTCATTGATAAAACTCTTAATCTCACTAAACATCTTATTAACTGTTTCGACCATATGAACAGGAAGTCTTATTGTTCGTCCTGTATCTGCTATAGCTCTAGTTATCCCTTGTCTTATCCACCATGTTGCATAAGTAGCAAACTTATGTCCACGCTTATATTCAAACTTCTCTGCAGCTTTCATAAGTCCTAAATTGCCTTCTTGAATCATATCTAGGAGATCTAGGTTGGGATTAGAGTACTTCTTTGCTATTGAGACTACAAGTCGTAGGTTTGCTTCTATAAGCTTTGCTCTCGCCTGTTCGTCACCTGCTTCAACAAGCTTAGCTAGTCGCAACTCTTCCTCACGGGTAAGCATTGGTATTGCACCCATCTGCTTTAAGTAAGTTTTTAATAAGCTATTATCTTCCATACATAGGTTATACTAGGATTAATCTTTTAATGGCTTATAAGGTTCTGATAATTTATTGCCCGTTTGGTAAGAAAGTTAGTTTTTCCATGTAGTTACTATACCAGAGAAATGTAGTATAATAAAGTGTATATAAAAGAGCGCCACGCGCTTTGGGGGGCCCTAGCTTGACTATAGAGTTACAAACACTTACATATATAAAGCAAAACGAGCAAGCCGCTGTAGCTGCTGCTAAGCTTATACACACTCTAAAAGCCTTTTCTCTTATGAACTCTAAAGCAGATCTCACAAATCCTAACTACATATACAAGATATGGTGCTTCACAAAAAAATACGGGGTACTACATGTCACTAGATGATAAAATTGTCTCTATTAATCTATTCATAACTCTCCTTCGTCTTGGTATTCACACTAGAGTCACACGATGAACCACGACCAGAACTACGACCACGCTTACGACCAAGCCTTCGCCGACTTGAAAGATGCTCTCGCTGCACTGCGGCGATTCATTGTCACACTAAAGCACCTTGGTATACTCAAGCCTGGCGAAGTACAGCCACTATTCAAATCCCTTAGAAAAAAGTATTTTAACGCTCATATGAAACGGCAGGTAATGGGTGAGCTATCCAACCCTGGATATGTGCCGTGCAAAAAGAGCGAGGTCTAACATGCTTCGCAAGAGTGTTGGTACGAGCATTACATTAGATCTTTTTAAAACGCTGGAGCGGCTGAAGGTGGTTGATAACATCGTGAACCCCGCTGAGTGGACGAAGTGGTACGCCAAAGTGAAGGTGTTTGTGAGGAAGTATGAGTGTTGAGGTAAATATGCAGATGACAGCTAAGCAAGCTCATGCGACAGAGCACCTATTGAAGACGTTTAGTAGGTTTGGTATGATGTTGCCCTACCTTGTATTAGGTGAGCTGGTGAACCCTATGGAAGATGGATACCCTGTTTTTAGAATAGTTATTAGAATTGTAGGCGAGAAGCAGATATATCGCATTGAAGTGAACGATGGGGACGAAGATGCATGATAGTTGGTGGGACGATTATAAGTATATGCCCGATGAGACAAACATTGAGGAGTATTTTGCAGCTATATGTTTGTTACAGACGTTTAGTAGGTTCGGTTTAGTGGAAGTGCGCCCTAGTTATAGAAGTGTCCCTCATGAGATGATGGATATATGGATAGATGGTGAGTATTATAGTGAAGAGTTGTCGGTGTTCATAAGTCGGTTTAAGAAGTCATAAAAAATCATTAAAAATATTATATAAAAATAGAAAGTGCATGTGAAAAGCTCTATTAGTGGTTTAAAGCCAGTGGGCTCTTTTATATGTAAAAGTAGTATTTTCAGAGTTCATGGGGTACCTGTACCTAACCGACTTGATAAGTAAGGTTAAAAAGTTTAGGGTAGTGGATCCCGAAAACCGACTATATATATTATTATATAAATAATAAATATTTTTATAATAAATTTTATTTATATAGTGAATATTATTATAACCGATGATATGTATCTATATCATCACAACAATGGAGATATTATGAATCAAAGAGAAGCAACTGTTAACTGCATCCTATCTGTTCTTGAAGAAAGAGGTGTTGAGTATGAGTTGAATAGATCACGACCGATCGCAGATGTCCTTAATCCTGATGACAAAAAGAATATCCGATCGATACTGTTCACAATGTTCCAACAAGGTAAGATCGACTTCAAAGATACATCAAGACTATCTGATACTAAGTATATGACTGACTACATCAGCGGCTTAGTTAACAACTGGATCAGAAAAGCTCCTGAGTTCAATGGTAATGCTAAGTACGAAGCTAAGAACCCTGGAAGTCGTGCAGGCTCTGGTGATGAACAGATCAGAGAGATGAAGAAGTTATTAAGTACTGTAACTGACCAAGCTACTAAAGACCTAATCCAATCCCATATCGATGCAAGAGTTGCAGAGATCAAGCCTGCTACTGTATCAGTCAACTACGATGCTATCCCAGCAGATCTACGAGCTAAGCTCGGTCTATAAGAGAGTAACAAGAGGGACATGATGTCCCTCTCTCCTTCCCTTCATACAATATAGCATGCGGCTATACTGTGTGACACTGCTACGCTGGGACTATATAACCGACTATATATATTATTATATAATAACAACAAGAAGACGATGGAGTTTAAATGAAGTGTTTTAGTTTAGTTAAGTT